GATCGCCTTCACGTTCGTCGGCGCCCTCGTGATCCTCGGTGTGGTCACCACGCTGTCGGATGACCCGTTCTCGGATCCCTTCCAGACTCCCCCCAACCCCTACGTCGTCTGGTGCGAACGCCTCTGGATCGGGCCCAAGAACCCAGACCACGTCCTCGTCATGGTCTGGTCTGACGGCGAGATCTGGACAGCGCAGACCGACCATCTCAATGCCTGGCAACCCCTCGTCACCGTCAGAACGGAGTAGCCCCTAGAAGTTACCCTCCAGAACTTTCTTTGCATATTCGGAGCAGATTAGACTCCTTCCGGGGTACACGTTTTTGACAACGTGTGCCCCTTTCGTGTATATGGTCCCACCGTCCGACTGTGCAACTTCTGAACACGCTAGAATGCGGGAGTTGGCAAGGATGGGTGGGCGTGAAGTCGTGCGGGTTGACAGAGCAGCAACTCCAGACCGATCGACCCCGAAGCTCTCCCCCGAGCAGCTCGACGCCGCGCAGGTCGTGGTGGACATGCTTCCTGCCAAGGCCACGTGGAAGGAGATCGCGGAGGAGCTCAACGTCACGCCTGAGACCCTCCGGCGCTGGCGATCGAACCCTGACTTCCAGGCGGAGATGCTCAAGCGCTCCCGGCGGTCCCTGCGGGAGCACATACCGACTGGCCACTCAGCGCTCATCCGCAACGTGCAGAAGGGCGACAACTCGGCGATCAAGATGCTCTTCGAGCTCACCGGCGAGTACACGGAGTCGAAGATGCGGTCCCTCCTGGGCGCCTGGATGCAGTTCCTCGCCGTCGCCGGGATCCCCGAGGTCCGGAGGCTCCTCGCGCGCGTCAACGCAGCACACGAAGACGGGCACGTCCCTGAGTACCACCGGCCGCCAGAGGACGAGATCGAAGACGCCGAGGTCGTGGAGGACCGCGGGAACGGTGAGGGCAAGGCTGAGGCTGAGGACGACTGGGAGCTCTGACGTGGCGTTCACGGGTGCTTGTCGTCGAAACGAGCTTATGCGACGGGGCCGCGGGACCACCGACGCGGCATCTGGCCAGGTGCTGAGCGCCGGCGTGTCGCTCTCTCCCGCGGGCGCCGCCGGCGCGAGCCTGGTGGTGACCGAACGTGCGCGCGACGCAGGTGGTGTGGTCTGTGTGCCTTCGAGACCTGCGTCCGCGGTCGACTGGCTCCGGTGCTTCGACGAGCAGCGAGGCAGGGGGGGGGCGTTCGCGATCACTGCAGAATGCAACGATCACACCCACGGTGTCGCCCACCGAAACTGAGGCAGGAACTTAATGGGCGCGACTCAGACCGTCGACATGGACCGTGCTCCCCGCCTGGACGACTTCGGGATCGTCTCGGGTCTTCGCACGCGGCCGTGGGCGACGTCGGAGCAGACGTTTCGCGCGGTCGGTTACGAGCCGTACCGGCAGCAGCGGCAGTTCCACCACGTCGGGGAATACGCGCCGCGGAGCTGGGAGGACGTGCCTCGGATCCGTGTGGTAGCGGGCGCGAAGCGCATCGGGAAGAGCTTCATGGGTGCGCGGGACGTGTTGCCGCTCGTGATGACGCCTGAGACTCGCGGGTGGGTCGTGGGGGTGACGTACAAGCGGGCGATCAAGGAGTTTGAGTACATCCACCACGACACGACGAAGACGCTGGGGCTGGGGACGTTGGAGGACAACTTCAACGTCCGCGGTGGCTACATGTTCCTGCGGTTCGGGCACAACTCGACCGTGGAGGTCCGGAGCGCGAAGGACGAGCACGATCTCGAGGCGGAGGCGTGCGACTGGATCATTCTAGCGGAGCCGGCGCAGCACAAGGAGTCGACGTTCGAACTGTGTCGAGAGCGTCTCTCGGAGAAGCGGGGGACGCTCTTGCTCGTGGGGACGCCGCCGCCGGATCGGCACTGGCTGAAGAAGATCTTCGACCGGGGGCAGAACCCTGAGTGGGAGGACTACTGGTCGATTCAGGTGCCGGCGACGGAGACGCCGTATCCGGGCTTGGACGAGGTCGAGAAGCTGCGGCGGGAGCTGTCGCCGCGTCGGTTCCGGCGAGACGTGTTGGCGGAGTTCGTGGCGACGGAGCGGAACGTGTATCCGACGTTCGAGTATGCGCGGCACGTGGACGACCTGGAGTACGACCCGCGGTTGCCGTTGTACCTGACGTTCGACTTCGGGCAGGGGCATCCGTGGGTGTGCTTGTGGGTACAGGTGGACCAGTCGTCGCGGCACGTGTTCGTGCTGCGTGAGTATTACCAGACGCGGACGAGCGACAAGCAGAACATCGAGGCAGTGGTGAAGATCCACGACGGGTTGGGCTGGGGGGATCGGGAGTTCGACGCGGGTGATCCGCGTGGTGCGGCGGCGCGTGCGGAGCTTGAGAACCACGGGTTCTTCCTGCGTGGTGACGAGAGCTTGCGGGACGGTTCAAAGGACCGCGGGATCGAGAAGATCTCGCAGCTGTTGGAGGGAGAGGAGGGGCGGCCGCGGCTGACGGTCGGCCGGTCGTGCGACAACCTGATCGACGAGTTCTCGCTGTACCACCGGGCGGACAACGGGAAGATCGTGAACCTGGACGACGACGGGCTGGACGCCTTGCGGTACCTGGTGATGGAGCTCTGGCCTGACGAGAGTGGTGAAGCGGGGTTGAGATGGGTCGCGTAGCTGACGAGCGGGGTGCATTCGAGCGAATGGCTGGGGCTGCTGGCCGCGTTCTGGGGAGCTTCGGCGGTGGCGTTCTGGAGGGGTTCCGGAGCGAGAGCCGCCTGGCCGAGCTGCAGTACCAGCCCTGGTACGGGGAGCATGGCGAGCCGCCGACGGAGAATCTGGCCGCGAACGAGAAAGCGTATCTGACCTCGGTGGTCTACGAGGCCGTGTACGCGATCGCGTCGCAGGGCGCGGCGGTGCCGCTGATGATGTACCGGGCCACTGACGCTGACCGCCGGAAGTGGGAGAAGCTCCCGGGGCACCCGATCCTCGAGCATTTGCAGTACCCGAACCCCGACGCGGAGGAGACGGACTTCGACCTGATCGAGGCGTTTCTGTCGGACTGGGAGCTTTCGGGGAACTGGTACCTATACACGATCAGGGACAGGGACGGGCTCCCGATACGTTCGTACCGACTGCGTCCGGCGTTCACGCGCCCGGTGCCCTCGAAGAAGCGGCGGATCGACCACTACGTGTACTCGGTGAACGGTGAGGAGCAGCCCTTCACGCGGGAGGAGGTCGGGCAGTCGAAGACCTTCAACCCGTTCTCGGACATCAACGGGCTCTCGTCTCTGGCGGCCGCGCGCATCGAGGTGATGACGGACGTCGAGGCCGCGCGCTGGAACCTGAACTACTTCAGGAACAACGCGGTCCCTCCGGGGTTCATCGTGGTGGACAAGGGCACGCGTTCGGACGTCGTCGATCGGATGGAGGAGAAGCTCAAGAAGAACCACCAGGGCACGTCGAAGTCGCACCGTATCGGGATCCTCGAGGGCGGTGCGCAGTTTAAGCCCTCCGGCGTCAGCCACGACGACATGCAGTTCTTGGAGCAGCGGAAGTACTCGCGCGAGCAGATCCTCGGTTGTTTCCACGTGCCGCCGGCGATCGTCGGCGTCCACGAGTACTCGAACTACTCGAATCTCGAGGGCCAGCTGAAGGCGTTTTGGAACCTCACGATGATCCCGAAGCTGCAGAAGATGGAGCGCGCTCTGACGCGGATCCTCTGCAGGCCCTACGACAAGTCGCTCAGGCTTCGCTTCGACATGACGGGGGTCTGGGCGGTCGTGGAGAGCCAGAAGGACATGGCGGAAGTCGACCGGACACTGATCCAGAGCGGCGTGATGACGATCAACGAGCGCCGCGCGGACCGTGGGCTCGAGCCTGTGCCGTGGGGTGACAAGTCGTACATCCAGATCCAGTACGTTCCGATCGACGAGGCGGGCGCCGCGAGTCTTGGTGCGCGTGCGATGCCACCGATCGTGGGTGCGGAGGTCGTCGAGAAGCGGCTGCCTGCGCCCGTGGCCGGGAAGCGTCTGTACCGCGACAAGCGCGCGGCGAAGGCCCGCGAGATCGCCTGGGAGGGCATCGTAGCGCCGTCCCGGAAGCAGTTCGCGGGCAAGGTCGAGACGCTGCTCGAGAAGCAGGAGGCCGAGGTCCTCGCGAACATGGGTGCCGAGAAGCGATCTCTCGAGCGCATCCTCGAGCTCGTCACGGCGCGCGCGAAGAGCCTGGCGGAGGGCGAGCGTGTGACGCGCGAGATGCTGAAGCAGGCCGCGTCGGTCGAGATCGAGAGCTGGCTCTTCAACTACGACTACTGGGTCGACGGCTCAGTGAAGGCGGTCCATCCGACACTCCTGAACGCGGTGAACACGGCTGGTGTCTTCGCGATCGGCGAGGTCGGAATGGACGTCGAGTTCGACCTCGCGAACCCGAACGTGCAGCAGGCGATCCGGGACAAGGAGCAGGTGTTCGCGCAGGAATGGAACCGCTCGACGCTCGACCGGCTTCGCGACTCGCTCTCAGACGGCGTGCTGGAGGGTGAGAACAAGGCGGAGCTCACGGAGCGAGTGAACCAGGTCTTCAACCACGAGAAGAAGAACGCCGGCGTGGTGGCGCAGACGGAGGTCGGCGCGTGCTGCAACGCCGGGGCTCACGAGGGCTACGTGCAGTCGGGGGTCGTGGCCGGCGAGGAGTGGCACATCGGGAGCCAGAATCCGCGGCCGCACCACCTTGAGGCGAACGGCCAGCCGAAGGCGCTGGACGCGGAGTTCTACGTGGGCGGCGAGTACCTGCGCTACCCGGGCGATCCGAAGGGGCGGCCGGACAACGTGTGTGGCTGCCACTGCAACATCTGGCCGGTGCTGAAGGAGGTCTAGGGCGATGGAGCATCTGAGAGACATGAGAGTCCCGGGCGTCCGGGCGATGGACACGGAGGCTCACACGTTCGAGTTCATCGCCAACTCCGGGCAGGTGGACAGGGTGGGGGAGGTGTTGGACCCGAAGGGGTGCAACTACGACAACTGGCTGAAGAACCCGATGATCCTCTGGGCCCACGACGATTGGGGACTTCCCGTCGGCAAGGGGCTCGATCTCTGGGTCGACAAGACGGACGGCGTCGTAGGTAAGGGGATGTGGGCCTCGGAGGTCAGCGATTTCGCTGCGCTGGTCGAGGAGTTGTACGAGGGCCGCTTTCTGAACGGCTTCTCCGTGCGCTTCATCGCGTACTCCTGGGAGGACTTCGACCAGGGCTCGGAGGAGTTCAAGAGCGGGATCTGGCGCCGGTACAACGACTGGGAGCTTCTGGAGATCTCCGTCGTGGACATCCCCTGCGACCCGCGCGCGCTCAGGAAGGCGTGGGACGGCGGGGACCGGGGCGAGCTTCGGAGCATGATCCAGAAGGCGATCGACCTGCGACCCGACAAGCGTGAGCAGCAGTTGGACCTGCTGAGCAGCAGGTCGAGCGTGGGATCGAGGGCGGTGACCCTCGTGCAGTCGAAGGGTGACATCCCGTACAAGAAGTTCCCGCTCGCGGACGAGGACACGCCCTGGAGCTTCGGCGCCGCGGACGGCGACGCGCTGGTCGAGAAGGGCGGGTGGGAGCTCTACGGGCAGTGCCACTCCTGGAAGGACACGGA